GTTACTCCTACATTTTGGTACACCCCCGTCATGGCGCCTTTAAGCCTACTACCATCTACAGGCTCTGCGTCTCTAAGGGCGCGGAATATTGGTACCGTCCACTCAGACTTAGGCATAACACTCTCCTAGTCATTATCACAATAAGATTCTTGTACAGGCTCGTAATCAACATCGTATATCTCTCCTGTTTTAGTCACATCCCAATCTTTAACGCTATCGAACTGATCTTCTAAATCATCTTCGTCTTTAGCGATGATGTATGTCTCTATCTGTTGCACCCTATAGGCTCTAACTAAATAACGTTTCATTTCTATCTCCTGTTTAACATTCACCGTAAGATTTACCTACACCTGATTCACAATTCAATGGCAGGGTTTGTGCCCACTTCGGCCTCCAACGCATACACTCTTCGATGTACTCGCGGGCTTGAACGGCTTCAGACTCAGGCACAACACAAGCTACTGCATCATGTACTGTCAATACAACTTTGTACTTATTACCGATTTTTACCATCTGTTCTGCAATAACGCACCGTGCAAGGGCTTGGCAAATATTCTCAACTAACTTGCCCCCGTACAGATACACAATTCCTTTACGCGTCTTGTACTGATACTGGTCGTAACCTTTCTCGTTAATTGTTTTATACAAACTTTCGTAGCGTTGCCATAACCCGTTAGGTAACTTAAACCCCTTGTGTTCAGCAGAAAACTCTAGTACCCCCTTTATACCTAGATCGGCATAACGGTTTGTGTTTATAGATACAAGGCACTTCTGAGCCTGTTCCCACAACTCAGGTATTTTCCCGTAGGTTTGGCGGTACTTACTTATAATTCGTTGGCACTCGTCTAGTTCGATGCCAACCCCAAACGTCTTTAGCTGTGCTTGAAACTTACCTGCGCCCATGCCGTATCCTGCTCCCAAAATTGTCGTCTTACCTACAAAACGTTCCGAGGCAGTAATGTCCGCAACGGGCTTGTTATAAATACTTGATGCCATGATTTTATAAACATCTTCTTTGTTCTCGAACGCTTGCACTAGATCGGACTGCCCTGCCAACCACGCGACGATACGCGCTTCAATCTGTGATGAGTCAGAGTCGATTACTACGTACCCCTCAGGTGCTAGGATAGCTTTCTTTAGCTTGTTAGCATTGTCCCCACGGCTAGGTAAGTTTTGCAGGTTAATCTTGTCAGAGTTATGAACCAATTTACCGTTGGCTACAAATCTTTTCTTTGGTCCACAGTTAAGAATGTCATATACAGGGACGAGCATATTTTTTCCTTTGGGTGATTTCATCATCAGATGCGCCTTGAGATATCCAAAGCCTAATAGTTTCATAAGTTAAGTCAGGTCTTAATTCTTTTAACTTTCGTATTCGCTCACCATTTTTGGTGCGCTTGTACTGCCTCTTATTACGCGCCTGCTCTGCGGCTGTAGCCCAACGTAAGTTGCCGGGTTCATAGTGCCTATTGTTATCTATGCGATCCAGCGAGTACATACTTGATGGCTTTGTTCCTATATTGTCTGCTACCCATTCAGCAAAACTTCTAACGGAAGGGGAACTGAATTCTATCCCCCTACCTCCATAATTCGAGTATGAAATAGAATTAGGGTTGGTGCACCTCTGCTTTGCGGCAGCCCCTAAATGTAATAAATGCTTAAACGACAAGCCATATTTTTCATAGTAGGCGTCTTTTTTGTTACGTAGAACTTCAACAGCAGCCATTGAAGCTTTTTTAGCGATAGCCACCCTTACGTCATAAGGAACTTTTTCCATTTTTAGTCGGGAAGAGCATGAACGGCAACACTTACTTTTACCGTCAATTATCTCCCTCGCTCTTACCTCATAGTGTCTACCGCACTGGCACTCGCACAGAATCTTAGATTTAGTGGTTGTGTATAAATCTCCTAGTGGCTTCCACATCGTCTTCGTTAGGGCTTCTTGCAGTCGTGATTTTGTGATCTCCCTGCATCGCCTCTCGTAGGCTAATCTCTCCGGCGTCTGTGAATACGACATGATCCTCGGTTCCTGTTATTCCATCCCATTTAATAACCTCAGAAAAGCCACTGAACACAACACCTTCGTGTGTCACAAAAGCCCCGCCGTCCCAAACAAGGTCGTCTAAAAGAACATCCACTATGCGCTTTATCTCTACCCCGTTCTGTGTATTATATACAATAACCTCTGTGTCGGCTACTAAACAGCCACCCCAACGCCCTGTATGAGCCGCGTAATATTTAATGGGTACAGGTAGTGCGCCACGCTTGGCTATGTCTATAAATCGTTGTGTGCGTGTTTCTTCTAAAGTTGTTTTGTTTCCTAACCGAGCGGCAATAAGTGTTTGAACGCGCACGTCGGGGTTGGATGCCAGTTCTTTGAATTCTTCATCTGTCTTGGCAAACGCCCACGCTTCTTTGCCTGTACGCGCACTGATCTTAGTGGGGGGTTCAACGCCTAGCTTACGTAACAACTCTGCAAACTTATCGTTAGACATCAACGTATCTTTATCTGCTAGACACGCATCGAGTAAGCGTTCCTTCTTAGCCTTAACTTCTTCTAAGTGTTGCTCAAGCAACGGCAGGTCTAACATTAGTATTGGGTCTATAAACATATTGAGGGTTATGTCGATAACCTTTAGCTCTGACTTAGGAAACCCATCAGCCATGAATATAGTAAACAGCTTGTGCGTTAACTCAGCATCATTCACACAGTACTCACCGTATTTGGCAAGTTGTTCTATGGAAAAATCCACCCTACGTTTGTTCAGCGCATCGAGTACCTCAGTGCCCTTAGCCCCAATCTTGTACTGCTCAGTTAACTTAGCCAGTGACCCACCCGCCTCTACACCATGTATCGCTCGTGCCATACACAAGGTATCTAGCCAACCCTTAGGCTTTATCTTGAACAGCCAGTTTAATATCGCCCCATCAAACTTAGTGTTGTGTGCGAGTACCAAGGAGTTTACCCAATCAAATTGCCCTAACCAACCACGTGTCTCCTCATAGTTCCCACTGAACCACCGTGCGGGTTCTTCGTTTACCTTAACTGCAACGCCTATCACTTCAAATCTATCGTCACGCACATACTCTTCTGTTGTTTGTTTTTTAAATCCTAGTTCACCAGAGTAGTAGCTCTCAAAGTCAATCGTAATTAAGTTCATTTAAATTCCCCCATTTCTATATTCCATTAACAGTAAAAGAGTTTCTAACGGTTGAACGTTCTCTTTCTTCTGTATCGCTCGCAACTTGGCGCGTATCTTTTTTAGTTGGGAGTCTGTGCCTATATACAAAAGGTCTGCCAATATATCTGACCACTTACCCTGTTGTAGGTTTCTAAATTCTTCGGGGTTTGTTTCCATACGTGCTAGAAGTAATGTGACTACGGTTTCCATAATTTACCTACATATTTTTCTAATGTATTAAACTGCTTACCCTTTACAATAAATTTAACCCGCGCATCTTCCTCGTTTATTTGTAAAGCAACTATGCCTAACTTAACTAGGTCAGTAGTTAGACGATAATGAATACTTGCAGAAGAACCAACGCCTTCGTTAAACTTTTTTGTTAGGTCTGTTACGCGCACATCTTTACCTTCGTCCCACTTCTCACTAAGCGTAGCCAGTATCAATAAATCTGTATTATCTAAACTAAACTTATTTTTAACTGCTTCTACTTGTGTTACTAATTTAGTTATCGGGCTCATCTTTTTTCCTTAAAGGTACATAGTATCTAAGCGGGTGCTTATTGGGGGCGAGTAACTCCACCGATTCTTTCTTTAGCATGTCGGATAGATACCGTCTAGCTGTGTAGTAATTAACGCGTAATGTTCTTGCGACTTCTTGTATTGTGCGCGGTCTACCCTTTAACATAATTACAATCCGCGCATGGCGAACACGTACTGGCTCAACCCTTATCCCTATCTGTTTCTTCATTGTGCACACCGACCTCCTGACAACGTTCTATTAACGCGGCATACCCACATATATCTACAACCGAATCTCGATGCGTTGGGTCGTTGGCTAAACGTGCGCCCTTCAATAGAACCATCATCACACAAATATCTTGCTCAACTAATGCCCTATCCCCAACAGACTTTAAGTATGCGTTCCACATGGTTGCAATAGCTTGTAGGTTCTTAGCAGGGTGACCATACGTCTTTTCTCTATCACCGTAAATAATAACCTCAGCTTCTTTTAGAACAGAACTATTTACCATTACTCATTGCCTCATAGATTGTTTTATAAACGTCTTGTACGTTATCTTCATTAACAACAAAGGCTATTCCTCCTGCCTCACATATATTTTTTAAGTGCTTCTCTTGTAACGCGGTAGGTTTATTAGCACCTGCCTTGCACTCAATTGCAAAGAAATACCCGCCATAGCAACCTACAATGTCAGGCACACCCGAACCCCCATACCCACTCGTAACTGGATAAAAATAATAAGCACCAATATCCTTAAGTTGTTTAGTTACTTTATCTTTGACTTTCTTTTCGGGGGTTACGGGCATGTTATCTCCTTAACAAGCTAATGGTTTAAATGGGCCTTCTACTTCTGTATCCCAACAACATATACCACCGCGCCCATCAGGTGCACATTTTGTTACTGCGTACGCGCTAGTAATGCTCATCACCGATAAACATAATATTGCTAATAGCTTCTTCATTTTTACTATCCTTTTTATAACGTGCGTTAAACTTCTCAGAATTTTTGTACTCATCTATAAACTTCTGCCACTGCTCTGCATCAACCACAACATGATACCCACTGCGTGTCTTGTACCCATAGCCTTTGACCCGCACAAACTTACCCGCTAAGCGTAGCAACGTGAGCTTATCTTGTAAAAACTTAGGTATGTGTTCGTCGTACACTACGGCTTTCTTTTGCCCTCGAAAAACAAGAGCGGGGTAGCACCACAGTCCACCAGTAAATATCTGTATGGCTATAATACCTTTCGCATCATCAAACATCTGCTACCCCAAGTATCGTTATATGTTTTGGTATGAGTATAAACAATATAACTATATTGGTCAACATAAAATCTTAATCCGCGATCGGGTACTGCCCACAAAGTAAAATAAATACCCCATCTTCCCCCCTATACCCAACCTCAGGTATAAAATTGCCCGGCTCTGCTAGTCTAAGTAAAAACATCTTCTCCCTATAGTGTTCAGGTAAGTGGGCAACTGACGTCACCCTGTGATAGTTATCTTCTTGTCTAGGGTCGTACATACCAGCCCCGTAGGTAACACCTTCTTCGTCGTCAACGATTACAAAACTTGTATCTCCTTGTGATAGTTTGATTCTACGTACATATTCTTTAGACTTATGTATACTTCTGGCTATATCTTTAAACGTAGGAGTAGTAAACATTACCCCCTGCTCCAGTAAGTTCTCAACTTCTCGTATGCACTCATCGTCACTAATACTAGGTATAGAACTGTATGTCTCTGTTTTCCAGCTGTACATTTTAGAATTGAATTGTGTAAAGGCTTCTGACAAGTCTGCGATATCATCTTTAGTAATCATTATATTTTCCTTAGAACATTGATAAAATATTATCAACACGTTTCTTAACGGTCTCACGTACTTCTTGGCTCTCACGTACTGTGCTAGGGTCAACACCAGACAGGGCACGTTCAAGGTCTCTACGCGCTTGCTCTAACTTAGGGTCGTCAGATACGTTTAACTTAGACAGCAACCCACAAAGGTCGGTAGCGTTATGAAACATACTGTCCCAAAACTTCTTTTTGTTTTCATCGGTGTAGTCTAAGCGTTCACTCATGTGAGTGAGTGTGTCGTGCAGTCGCTTCCATGCGTCGTTCATGGCTTCTTGCAATTTGTTTTTGTAATGCTGTGCGTACTGATCTTGCAACTCCTTCTTAGTTTGTTCCTCTACATCTACACGGAAATCCCCCGCATCAGGTACAGGGCTAAACATATAACGGAAAGCAAACTTGCTGCGCACTTGGTCTACATCGGGGTACTCTTCACGATCGAACAACCCGCCCAAGGTAAACGCAGAACTAGATACGAGCGTTGGGTACTCTGTTATGAACGCATCTACTGCGTTGTTAAACTGTTGCTCAAAGTCATTGAGTGTTTGCTTGTACTCAAAGAAGTTCTTCATAGGCAAGAGACGCGCCCCATTGTCCGACCAAGGTAGAGTGTTAGCATAGTGCCAAGTACGTGCGGCACTAGCAACGCGTTGTATATCATCTAGCTTTACTGCCCCCGCCAATAACTTCTTGTGGTAGTTACCCGCACGAGTCTTAGTACCCTTGGCTATGTCAACTTCTTTAGATACATTCTTGTCCATCTTCCGTGCAGTCCACACAGGCATATTTAATTCTACTAACATTGCGCTGTTGCCAATCATCTCATTCTCCTTTGATACCGTCAGACGGTATTTGTTTTAAGGCTAGTTTGCACAAGTACTGCATAGCTTGTGAGTTTGTCATCGGTATATCTACTAGTGCTTCTACTTGTTTCTTGCAATCGTAAAAAGCTTTCTTCGCTTCAACGCGTAACATCAATGTTTCATATCCATCTGCTCGTGCCATGTCATTCTCCTAAGTTTAAAATTTTTGATAGTGCTAGGGCTTCATCTAATGTAAGCCCCCTTTGTAGTATTGATGCGCTACCTGTTTCAATAAACGAATCGCTTTCAATAATTGCCAACGCCCCATACTTCGCGCCCATCATCATCATTAGTATGGGCGAGTGATATTTTAAAAGTACATGTTCATCCAACATAGACACTTACTCCTATTGGTGATGTAATATTTTTCTCCGTGATACCCCATAATGTAGGGCAGTCCCACACCCCCCAACTTGCGCCGAGACACCCATCGGTCAGCACAACTACGCACTCAGGGTTGATGCGTTTGTCTCTTATATACTTAGGCACAGGCTCTACGTCTGTACCACCACCACCCTTAGGTTTTGTAGACTGCATGATGGCATCGTAATTATCTTTAGAATATGTTTCATGTTGCGCTACCTGTGTGTCCCAGTACAACAACTCTAGTGACTCGGGCTCAACAGCTCTACATATAGCCATAACCTCAATCAAGAACTGCGACAGCACGTTGTTGTCTATCGAACCTGAAGTATCAATGGCAACAACTAACTTGCCCATATTCTCACTAACAGAACTTGGCAGGTACACCCCACTGTCTATCCACCTACGGTTTGGTCTGCGCCAAGTACTCATGTCCTTACCACTGCTCGTGCTGTTGATAAACTCACGTAATGCTTCGCGCCAATTAACGACAGGGGTAAGCGTCTCTAATACTTCTCGTGATGTGTTGCCACCTAACTTACCCGCTAGTAATGCACCTTGTCTTAGCGCTTGATCGACCTCTTTACCAAACTCTTCTTGCTCTTGTTCTGACAACTCTGAAGCCGCTTCCCAATCATGGCTGTCAAATCCCTCTGGCTCTTGCGAGTCTTGACCGCTACCACCATTGCCTTCACCATTTCCATCTCCTTGTTTTTGTTTCTTGTCTTGATCTTTTTGTAACAGTTTAAATATAGTTTGCGCGTCCATGCCACGATACTTCTCGTCAAGGCAACCGCCATCAGGCAACCCTACTTCTTTACCCTCGGGGTCGCTGTCGTGTATCATAAGATTGATAACGTAGTCACACGCCATGTTTGCAATTTTAGGGTTCTGTTTGTATAGCCCTTTCCATACAACCAAATGGCGAAACGCTTTGTGTAAGTTCTCGTGCAAGATAAGACCACGCAAGTGTTCGTCAGACAAACTGTTTACAAACTTCTCCCCGTAATAGGTATTAACGCCATCGGTGCAAGCTGTTGGTACTTTGCCAGTCACCGTTGTACTACCCAGCATAAATATACCTGCATACTGGCAGTACTCGGGTTCGTTCATAAGCCACACGTGCTGTTTAGTTACACGCTGTTCGGCAGTTAGTTTAGTAGTCATGCTAATTCCCCTGTTAAATATCGATTTCTATAGAACGTTCTAATCGTAAAAAGCCTTGGGTATCACCCCCTGCTCGTTCTTCTGTATCTTCGTAGCTCTCTCCTATACGCATAAACTCATACGCTTCTGTGGTAACTGGGTCGTTCAAAAAGGTCTCTATAAACTGCTCGATAATCCCATCTAAAAACTCAACTACCGGGTAACCCTCATACCACTTGATGCTTTTAAATTGAATGAGCACACCCCCATCTATTAGGCGGTACGCTTTACCCTCATCTTCCCATTCAAAATCCCTACGTAACTCCTCGTTTGCTCGGACTGCATCTACTACGTTTGTATTGATCCATAGGTCTAAAAGTGGTTCGCGTTTTGAATCACTTGTGTATAGCAATAGTGCAACTTCGCTTCGGTAACCCATATCATT